TCAGAAATCGCAGCTAATTCAATTGGAACAGTAGCGATTGCAGCTAATAGTATTACATCCTCACAGTTAACATCAAACGCAGTAGGCTCTTTTACAGTCACAGCTAATAGTATTACAAATGTAGAAATCGCCGCAAACAGTATAGGCAGTTCAGAAATAGCTGCTAACTCAGTAAATGGTACAATACTAGTAGGAAACTCAGTAGGAAGCAGTGAAATAGCAGTTAATTCTGTAAATGGTATTATCATAGCAGATGGAGCTATTGATGCAGCAGGTAAATTAGGGAATGCTATTATTTCAGGAACTAAGTTAGCAGACAACTCTATAAATGATTCAAGAATAGTTGCAGCAAATGTAATTGATACTAGTATGATAGCTGCCAACAGTATTACAGCAGCTCTTGTTGCAGCAAATGCTATTCAAACTTCAGAAATTCAAGCAAACTCAGTAAATGCAGTTCTTATAGCTGCAAACTCTATTACTAATAATCAAATAGCAATTAACTCTGTTGATAGTGTTGTTATTCAAAACAATGGAGTAACTGGAGATAATATAACAGCTAACTCAATTACTTCCGCAAAAATTGTAGGTGGTACTATAACTAATGCGGAAATAAATGCTTCAGCAGGAATTACATTTGCAAAAATATCCGTGTCCGATGGAGACATTGATGGTGCAAAAATATCCACAAATGGTAATATTACTAGTGCTATGATTGGGTCAGTCGCAGCAGGCTCAGTTACAGGAACAATAGGCACTGCACAAATAGCCGCGTGTGCTATCACATCAGCACTAATAGCTGCAAATGCTATTGATACAGCAGAAATAAAAACAGGTAGTATTGACAGTATACACATTGCAGCAAATCAGATTACAAATGCAAAAATCTTATCAGGCGCTGTTCAGAATGCAAGTATAACTGCAAACGCAATTACAAATGCTAAAATATCTTCATCAGATTCTTTAACTCTAACTATTGAAGGAGGAACAACAGGGGGTTGGACAGTTACCTCCGGGGCTTTCTCAGGTGGAAGTCCAACAGTACAAGCAAACAATTTTACAAATCAGGGAATACAATTAAATAGTGCAGGGTCAATTCATGCAAAAGAATTCCATATTGATTCATCAGGAAATGCTAAGTTTAAAGGAACACTAGAAGGAGATGACATAACCGTAAACGGAAACTTAATTCTACCTTCATCAGGTGCAAACACATCCGGTGGTACAATAGGAACTTTCCAAAATAATACAATGGACAATAAGTTTATTACTAGTATTGGAACAGGAGCAGGATTCTATCAAGGCTTTGTAAGATTAACAGGGGGAACAAACCATGTTAAGACTATTTCAATCCAAATTAGAGACGGAAGTTCTACAGCAAGTGAAGGAACTCTAATATATGAAACTCCTAGGGTAGACCAATATACAGCAGGAAACTTATCAGAAGGTAGACTATTCTCTAGTGCACAAACAGCTAATATGCCGATTGCATTTAGTTATTCAGGCTCGTCAACTATTGCAGCTTTTGTAAGAGCACAGGGAGATGGAGCAGAAACACTAGGATCAGCTGAAGCAAGATTTATCAAGTTCGGAACAACAGACCCAATATTTAGTTTTGCTAACCAAACAGGTGTAGCGTTGAGTAGTACTTTTTACTCTAATACACAAGTGGTTGGTGGATTTGCAGGAACTAAAACTGCAAGTATAACTAATACAGCATTTACAAGATTTAGTATTGATGGTGGAGCATTTGGAACTTCCGCAGTGAATATTGCAAATGGTAGTTATATAAATGTAGAAATAACTTCTGCATCAAGTAATCTAACTGCTAGAAGTACGGTAGTAACTATTGGTGAAAGTACACAAGGGTTTTCAGTAACAACAGGAGGCACCTCTGGAGGCGGAGGTAACGGAGGCGGAGGCGGCGGCGATGACGATGATGGCGACGACGGCGAAGAAGAAGCAAGTTTCGTACAAGGCACTCCAGTTGTCATGTCAGACGGAACAACAAAAGCTATTGAAGATATAGCGGTTGGAGATGTTGTTAAATCATTTAGACACTCTACTCTTGACGCAAGTGATAATAATGCTTGGAAAACTTGGACAACTCCAGAAATAGGCAATGGAAGTTTTGGAACTTCAACAGTCACAGCTATAACAGGACTTAGAAATGCTACAAATTATTATTGGTTAAATTATAATTTAAAAGTTACTGGGAATCACCCTATGGTAGTCTTTAAAGATAATGTATTTAAATTTGTAAATGCTGAGAACTTAACAGTAGGCGATATAATAGTAAATGAAGATGGAACACTAGAAGATATTTTTTCAAATGATAAAATTACAGTTACTGCTCTTACTTATAACTTTGATGTAGAAGACGATGATACTTATATTGTAAGAGGTGGAAACGATAGAGGTTACATAGCACATAATAAGGAAATAACATAATGAATTGGATAATACAAACAGGAACAGACGGTAATGGAGACCCAATAACAACTACACTTGATGTACAATGGAATTGGACTTACACTTTTGCAGGACATGAAACACAAAACTTTGTCAATAATCAAAGTATGCCTACTAGAAGAGTAGATAATATGGTAAAGACTGTGAAAATGACAGTTACAGGAACAGACACAACTTCTGGTAATGCCTCTAGTTTAACTAGCGGACAATCAGACCAAACTTATTCTGAAACATTAAATATACCACTTCCTTGGAGACATAAAGCAAACGGCGAGTTATCTGGCTTTGTTACCCCCTACGAAAATGTAACGGAAACAATGATGTTAAATTGGGCAAAGACTATAATGGCAGATAGCGACAAAGCTCAAGCGTTAGAGATACAATTTGCCACGGTACTATATGGCTCAGGTACCTATGGATAACCATTACTTATGCGTTGTTCCAATGCTTCCCAAAAATAGTTCTTGACATGACCTCGAGTTTTTGATATAATTTAGCATATAGGAGTATAAATATGGCAGCAGGAACTTATGATATTGTAGTTGACCAAGGGTCTGACTTTACAATTCAAATACAGATAGCACAAGACGGGTCGAATGTGAACTTAAGTACACATTCCGTACGAGCACAACTGCGTCCAACTCCTAGTTCAGCAACAAAAACTGCAGACTTCACTTGTTCTATTAGCGATGCCGCTAATGGAGTTATGAAGATGGCTTTGACTAATACAGTCACAGCAGGTATATCTGCAGGAAAATATTATTACGATTTAGAACTAGTAAATACAAATACAAGTACTGTAACTAGACTAATTCAAGGCGTCGCAAGAGTCACACAGGAAGTTACACGATAATGGCTACCAAATTAACTATTACTCCTAATACAACAGCAATTTCAGCCACCAGTAACACTACAACGCTTACGATATCATCAGCAGTTGGAGGGGCATCCTCTGACGCAGCAGGTATAACTTTCGAAAATGCGGTCTCTGGATTTGATGGCGCTAACAATAATATAAAAGACGCATTAAATTATCTTGCAAATAATTTCTTTGTGCAAACATCAGCTCCTACTGCAGGAACAACAAACCTAGCAGAAGGAGACTTATTTTATGATACTGATGACAATCAGTTAAAGATCTACCGAGAGATTAGCGCTGGAACATTTCAATTTGTACCTATAATGATAGGGAACGCTTCGAGTGATTCAGACACGGTAGACGCAGGGAGCTTTTAGCTCATATAGGAAACAATCATGGCACAAACCATTAAAATTAAAAGAAGTAGTAGCACCGCCGCTCCTGGTTCTCTGGTAGCTGGTGAGTTAGCGTATTCTAGTAATTCGCAGAAACTTTATGTCGGAGCTCCAAGTGACGGAACAGTTACAGCTATAGGTGGAGATTTATATGTAAATATGCTCGACCATACAGCTGGTACACTTACAGCAAGTTCAGCAATTATTGTTGATTCAAGTAGTAAGATTAATCAGCTAAAATCTGGTAACATAGTAGTTACTGGGTCATCAGACACAATTTCAACAAGCTCAGGAGCATTAACACTCTCAGCAGCAGGTAACTTAGTCTTAGCACATGGCGGAACTTTAGACTTAGATAACCAAGCAACCTCTCTTACAATTATAGACAACCAAGCAGCAGCTCTTGATATAAATGAAGGCGGAAATTCATACATCAAATGTACTACTACAAATAGTGGCGAAAAAGTTGTTATCGGTAAAGATATCGAAATGGCTAATGATGTATCATTGCTATCAGATGCGGCAGTTCTTAATTTCGGAGCAGGCAAAGATGTAAGTGTAACTCATGTACATGATACAGGTTTACTACTTAACTCAACAAGACAATTACAATTCGGAGATTCAGGCACATACATTCACCAATCAGCAGATGGAGTCTTAGACTTAGTATCTGACAGTGAAATAGAAATCAATGGTACAACTATTGATATGAATGGTGCGGTAGATATCTCTGGAACACTAGAATCAACAGGTAATTTTAGTGTAAACAATAACAAATTTAATGTAACCGCAGGTTCAGGTAATACAAATGTAGCTGGTACACTTACTGCAAATGGCGATGTAGATTGCGATGCAGCTTTAAATGTAGACGGAGCAACAACTCTAAATGGTAATGTTACTTTAGGTAACGCAGGTAGTGATACCGTTACTGTTACAGGTACAGCAACATTTACTCCATCAGCAGATTTTGACGGAGGCTTCACAGTAGCAGGCTCACAAACTATCAATATGGGTAGTAATAGAGTCCAGGGTGTAGCAACTCCAACAGCAACAACTGATGCAGCAACTAAAGGTTATGTAGATAGTGTCAAACAAGCACTAGATATAAAAGATTCAGTAAAATTAGCAACAACAGCTAATTTAGCAGCAGCTTACAACAATGGGTCATCTGGAGTAGGAGCAACTCTTACTATGGATGCATCAGGAACTGTCACAATTGATGGTGTAGTAAGTGCAGTAAATGATAGAGTCTTAATAAAAGACCAATCATCAGGAGTACAGAATGGTATCTATAAAGTCAGCACAGCAGGTGCTGTCGGTGTAGCAGGAGTTTTCACAAGAGTTGAAGACGCTGATAGTTCAGCACAAGTTACAGGTGGATTATTTACATTCGTTGAATCAGGTTCTACAAACGCTGACAACGCTTATGTATTAACATCTATCACAGGTACAGCAACTATGGGCTCAGACGCCCTCACATTTACACAGTTCTCAGGAGCTGGACAAGTTACAGCAGGAACTGGTCTTGGTAAATCAGGTAATACTTTATCAGTAAATGTAGATAATACTTCATTAGAAATAGTTTCTGATACTCTACAAATTAAAGGATTAGACAACGCTATCTCCGAAGGTGATTTAATATTCGGAGCAAATACAGGTGGTCAATTTACCACTCTAGCAATAGGCACATACGACTCAACAAATTCAGTAGGACAAGTACTACAAGTTGGGAACAATGGAACAGTAACATGGAGCAACACATTAGACGGAGGAACATTCTAATATGTCTCACACGATTAAAGTAAAAAGGTCAGAAACAGCAGGGTCAACTCCTTCTGCATCCGACCTATCAACACACGAGATTGCAATGAACGTAAATGACGGTAAGTTATTTACTAAAGCAGCCAACGGTTCAATAGTAGAAGTAGCAACCAGGTCAGAAGCCGGAGCTACAGAAGGAGACGTACTAGCGTTCGCAATCGCATTAGGATAAAATTATGGCATCAGCATTTAAATCAGCAAGTTCAGTAAATGTAGGGACTTCCCTCACTACTGTATATACCTGCCCTGGAAGTACCACTTCAACTATTATTGGTTGTTATATCTGTAATCAGAGTGGTGGTCAGATAGAGGCAGACTTACAATTTTATGACGCAAGTTCAACGAATCATGTAAGTATATTATTTGGAACACCAATCGCTGGTGATTCAACAGTTGCTGCAATCGGTGGAGATGCAAAGGTAGTACTAGAGGCCGGCGACGCTATAAAGGTCAAAAGCAATGTAGTCAGTAGCATGGACGTAGTACTTTCATATTTGGAGCAAACATAAGATGGCACTTATAGGAAAACAAAACGCATTAGTTTCAGTACTTGAAGCAAATGCAGTAGGAAGCAGTGAAATTGTTTCTAATTCCGTAACTGCGAGTGAAATAGCAGCAAATGCTGTTGGTAGTTCAGAGATTTCAGCAAATGCTGTTGGAACATCTGAGATTGCTACTAACGCTATTGCAGCAGCTCAGTTACAAGCAAGTGCTATTACAGCCGTAGCAGATAACTCTATTGACGCAGCTGCTATAGCAGAAAACTCAGTAGATTCTTCAGAATTAGTCACAGGTTCAATAGATGCTATTCATTTAGCAACAGGAGCAGTTACAACTGCTAAAATAGGAGCAGACCAAGTAACTAACTCAGAGTTAGCAGCAAACTCAGTCTCTTCAACAGAAATCGCACTCAACTCAATCAATGCGAGTGAACTAGCAATAAATTCCGTAACAGGTACAGCAATAGCAGATAACACTATAGACGGAACAAAAATTGCATCGAATAGTATTTTAACAAGACATATTGATGACAATCAAATTACTACTGATCAGATAGCAGGAAATACAATTGCTACTGCTAACATAGCAGATAATGCAGTAGATGGTTCAAAGATAGCATCAAACAGTATTTTAACAAGACACATAGACGATGGTCAGATTACAACAGACCAAATACTTAATGCAACAATAGTAGCAGGAGATATAGCAAGTGATGCAGTTATTACTGCAAAGATACTAGACGCAAATGTAACAACAGCTAAAATAGCAAACAATGCAATTACAGCAGCTAAGTTACCTTCTGGAGTTATAGCTTCAGACCATATCACAGATGGTACTATTGTATCAGGAGATATAGCAGCAAATACTATTGCAACATCCAATATAGCAGATAACGCTATAGATGGAACTAAGATTGCTCAAAATAGTATTTTAACAAAACATATAGATGACGCTCAAGTAGATACTGCACAGCTAGCCGCTGACGCAGTAGATGGAACTAAGATAGCTGATGATGCAATTAACAGCGAACATCTTGTAGATGGTAGTGTTGATACTGTACATATTGCTGCAGGTAATGTAACAACAGCAAAAATTGCAGATAACAATGTAACTTCAGCAAAAATAGCAACAGACCAAGTACTAGCTAAGCATATAGCAGCTGGTGTTGTAGGTGCAAGTGAGATAGCAGCTAACGCTGTATCAGCCTCTGAACTTAAATCAGATGCACTTGGTGGTCAAACATTCACAGGTAATGTCACACTATCAGGTAACTTAACAGTTAATGGTACAACAACTACTGCGGCATCAACAAACACAGTTATTTCAGATAAGTTAATCGAACTTGCAAACGGCACATCAGGTTCTCCATCAGGAGACTTAGGTATTGTCGGTGAAAGAGGAAGTTCAAATAATATCTTTATGGGGTTTGATGAAAGTGCAGACAAATTTACAATGGGTACTGGTACATTTACTGGTTCCTCTACAGGTGACTTAACAATAACAAAAGGAACTTTAGTTGCAGATATAGAAGGAGATGTAACAGGTGCTTTAACAGGTAACGCTGATACAGCAACCACTCTAGCAACAGCAAGAGCTTTCTCTCTAACAGGAGATGTGACTGCTTCAGGTGTTAACTTTAATGGTGGAGCCGCAGTTGCTCTATCAACATCTTTAGCCGCAAACACAGTAGATAGCGCAGAATTAGTAACTGGCAGTATAGATGCAATACACATTGCAGCGAACGCAGTAACTTCAGCAAAAATTGCGGAAAATTCTGTTGGTTCAAGCGAAATAGCAAATAATGCAGTAACATCTTTACAATTAGCAAATGCACAAGTAAGTACAGCAAAGATAGCTAATGATGCAGTTACATCAGCTAAGATAGCGGATAATGCTATCAATAGCGTAGCATTTATATCAAGTGGTTTAATTACATCAGACTTAATAGCAGCAAACACTATTGCTACTGGAGACATAGCAGATAATTCTGTTAACGGTACAAAGATTGCATCAAATAGTATTCTAACAAGACATATTGATGATGGGCAGATTACTACTGACCAAATACTAGATGGAACAATTACAACAGATGATTTAGCAGGTGGTATAATAATATCATCAAAGATAGCCGCAAACACAATTGCAACTGGTAATATTGCAGATAACGCAGTAGATGGCACAAAGATAGCACAGAATAGTATTCTTACTAGACATATTGACGATGCACAGGTTAACACTGCTCAACTAGCAGGTAACTCTATAACAGCCGCAAAGATACAAGCAAACGCTGTTGGGTCAAGTGAGATTGCCAACAACTCTGTAACTGCTACACAATTATCAAGTGCAGCATTAGATGGTAAAACAATGACTGGTACTATTACTTTCCATGATGACGCAGCAGTAAATCTTCAAGACAATACTAAGTTTAGAGCAAATGGTTCTTTAGGTATTAATGATAATAATGCTCCTCAAAGATTACATATAAATGGAGTAGCTGGTTTTGATGTAGGCACAGGAAGTTCATCTTCTACAGCACAATTTACACTGAACTCATTCAGCGCATCAGTATTTAGAAGTGCTGAGTATACAGTACAAGTTACAAATTCCACAGATAGTGATTATCAAACTTTAAAGATAGTACTATTCCATGATGGAACAACAGTTTATTTAACACAGTACGCTTCTATATTTGACAATGGTGCTCAGGCAACCTTTGATGCAGATATAAATAGTGGAAATGTTAGATTAAGAGCAACGCCAGCAAGTGGAGACACAATGGCATACAAGTTCATTAGAACAACAATAGAGGTATAATAATGGGAACTAAATTAAATTTTAACATTGAAGACGCAGGTTTATCTGTGGATGGAAGTGAAAAGTTTAACTCGAGTGGAGCTGCACAAAATATAACTATAAGCGGCGATAAAATAACATCAGGTACTGTAGCAAGTGCCAGACTACCATACACTATTAGAACAAATGCTCCAACGGGCACCGAGTCTACATCTAGTGGTCACATATGGTTTATATACTCGAGTTAATAAATGGCACTATATGTTAACGACAGCGGAACACTTCGACAGATTTCCTTTTTGGCAATCAATGATAGTGGTACGCTTAGAAGAATCAATGAAGTCTATGTAAATGACGGTGGGTCTCTTGAAGGCCCATTCACTATTACACATACAACAAGTAGAAATACTGCGACTTCAACTTCTACCATTTCTGGGTTACAGTTAACAACATATAACACAACAACTACATTTAACACTCAACAAAGTACAGTTACAACAACTGTCTTTAATACATCAACTACATTTAATACTAGTAAAGCAACAGGAAGTTCAAGAAGTACAACAACAACTTATAATACAACTCAGACAACAACAACTGCGTTTACTACTACAACTGCTTTTACTACTACTACGACCTTTACAACTACACAAGGTACAACAACTGCGTATACAACAACGACTGCTTTTACTACAACAACTACATTTAACACAAGTAAAACAACATCGACTACAGGTTCTACAACGACTGCATATACTACTACTACAACCTTTGAGACAACTCAAAGTACAACTACTAATTATAATACAACAACTGCGTATACAACTACCTATGATACAACAATTAGTACAAGTAGAACTACAACATTCGCTACTACTACAGCGTATGAAGATAATACCAGTTTTGCTACTACAAGAACAACTACCTTCGCTACTACAACAGCGTATGAGGATAATACTAGCTTTGCTACTACTAGAACAACAACCTTTGCAACTACAACATCGTATGAAGATAATACAAGTTTTGCTACTACTAGAACTACAACATTCGCTACATCAACAGCTTATGTAGACAACACAGGTCAATCAACAAGTAGAACTACCACATTTGCAACAGCAACAGCTTATGTAGACAACACAGGTCAATCAACAAGTAGAACTACAACATTTGCCACTACTACTGCATATGTAGATAATACATCTCAGTCAACAGCATATGATACTACATTTAGTACTAATACTGCTAGAAACACGAATACGGCTAGAGGCACTGCGTTTACAAACTCTACTGCCTTTGCTACTAATACAAGTAGAAACACTGCGTTCACTAACTCAACTTCTTTTGCAACTAACACTTCAAGAAACACGAATACCTCTAGAGGTACTGCGTTTACAAATGCAACTGGATTTACAAATAACACTACTAGAGAAACAGAGTATATAATAAGTTTCTGCCCAGAAGGTGGCACAAATATGGACCAGAGGAACACCTCATTTGCTACTAATACTTCAAGAAATACAAATACAAGTAGAAACACCGCATTTACAAATGCAACTGGATTTACAAATAATACTAGTAGAAACACGAATACGGCTAGAGGCACCGGATTTACAAATAATACTTCTAGAAACACTAACACTTCTAGAAACACAGCATTTACAAACTCTACAGGATTTACAAACAATACTACACAGGGTACAAGTAGAACAACTTCTTTTGCAACGAATACTTCAAGAAGTACTAATACATCACAGTCAACTTCTTATACTACAACATTTGCTACTAATACTGCAAGAAATACAAATACTTCTCAGTCAACAAGTTATACAACTACATTTAGTACTAACACTGCAAGAAGCACTAACACTTCTCAGTCAACAAGCTATGATACTACTAGACTATCGAATACTGCTAGAAGCACAAACACTTCTCAGTCAACAAGCTATGATACTACTAGACTATCAAATACTGCAAGAAGTACTAATACGTCACAGTCAACAAGTTATAATACTGTTAGACTATCGAATACTTCAAGAAGTACAAATACATCTCAGTCAACTTCTTACGAAACTTCCTATGCGACTTCAAGAGCAAGCTCACGAAGCACAGGAACAAGTAGAACTACGACTACAACATTTGATACTACACAATCAACAGCTTCAAGTAGAAGTACAGCAACTGCTAAGAATACTACTACTACTTATGAAACTACTCAAGGAACAACAACTACTAGAAGTACTGCGTCAAGTAGAAGTACAACAACAACATTTAATACTCAACAAAGTACAGCTAGTTCAAGAAGTACTGCATCAAGTAGAGATACTACTACAACCTTTGAAACAGCAACAACTACAACAACTGCGTATGATACTACTACAACCTTTGAGACAAGCAAGACAACATCAAGTTCTAGAGGTACAACTACCACTACAACATTTAATACAACAAGGGCATCTGCTACAAGCAGAAACACTGACCACTTAACAACAACAACATTCAATACTTCAACAACAGTATTTGAAAGAACAACCGCCAGCTCAGCAGGAACTCTATTTGACACAGAAGTCTCGAGTCTAGAAGATTATGGATTCTCTTACTGGGACGGCTCACAATGGAGCGAATCTAACTAATGGCAGGATTTGAAAAAGAAAAAGGTATTACACCAGAGTATGTAAACAAGAAAATGGAATCAATGCTTACAGCAATATATGATGTAATAGAAGAAAACGAACATAGAATGAGAAAGATGGAACAAGTCATCTTCGAGCTAAAGAATGGTAAAGGCAAAGAATAAATTACAAGCCTTAAGCATTAATGAAGAAGTCGGTGATATAGCAACTCACTGGTTAAAATCAGGCTCAGCTTTTAGACCCTCAGAAGACTTAGTAATATTAAATGAGTTTGGTAAGAAACTTTTACCTAAAAGTCACAGAGATTTAGCATTTGAGTATGACATATGGTTTAACACAAATGAGAACTATACCATCAGAAAATGGTTATACACGGATTTTATGGGAAGGGGATTATACTTTCGAGTTCCTTCCATAAAGATTAATAATAGACTGTTTAAGGCGATTGTAAATTCCGACATAAAGATAGACGAAGAAAGAATCGACAAAGTGATGAAGAATTTACAGAACAAGTATTATCTTCATCCGAGTGAAAAATTTCACGAGAAAGTAATATTTTTACCAGGCAGCAACTTATTATGCAAACCCGATTGTATAGACATTAGAAGGGTGGAAAAATTAGTTGAAGAAGGATATGTAATAAAACCACATCCAATAACTGCTCATATTTTTATAGCAGAACTTAGAGCAAAGTTTGGATATGATAAAGTACTAGGAAAGAAAGAGGGAGGACATGAACTTCTTCTTAATGCAACTGAAATAGCAACAGCACAGAATAGTGAAATGGGCATCGTCGCATTACTACTAGAAAAAGATATACGAATGGTTTCTCACCCTGTAAAAAAGAGAGAGAAAAGTTTACTTACTTATGAAAGTTTTTACGAAGCAGTTGCAGGAACAGATGCAAAGAAAACAATATTAAAACTGTTCTCGGCAAAAAATTCAGGAATAATCTTTGATTTTGACGAGGACGCAGACGAAAGGCTAGAAAAGTATCTAGCAAACTTTTGGGAATACAAAATAGAACAATGATAGAAATAGTACATCAATATAAAAAAGACTGGAGTATGTTTACTCTAGCCTCACTCCTGGATAAGTCTAAAGACTATAGGATTCATTTATATGTCCATGAAGCAGATTGGAACGATGCTCCTATAGCATGGGCTATAGAACACTTTGATGAAATAAAAATATATCAGACTTGGTGGACAACAGAAGATACTGCAAAAATGGTATGTCATCTTAAAAACTGGTGGAAAGACAAAACGCCTAGTCTAAACAAAAGAATATTAGTAGCAGGTGGTAATAGAATATTTTTAAGAGAGATAGTTACAGGTAATGTACCAGAAGAAAGTTTCTTTATGAAAAGTTTATCTTTCTTATCACACAAGCATAGATTCAAAGACCATTCACAGTATAAAAATTACTACTCAAGAATAGGCAATCCAACATATGAGAATAGTGCTCATCAACAAGACCCAGAGATGCTTTTACTTAACTGGGATGTATTGAAAACTTTCAAAGACGAAGACTTATTCTTTCCAGGTGGAGACTTGCCACAAAACTTTTATAGCTTAGATCACAGACTAGATGCTTGTACCAACACAGCATTTATGAAAAACTTAGTTCAATTCAAGCACAGCTATATGCCTTTATATATGAATGGTACAGTAGATTGTCTACTAGAAAAAGATTGTTTAGGTTTGAAAGAAGTTGCTGATTATAATAATATGTTAAGAAAAGGATATAGTTTAAATGTGCAACATAAATGGGCTATGAGAGATTATCTAAATATTCCAATCAGTGTTCAACTCGGAATACCTTGGGACTGTTATACTCGTTTGATTGATTCTATTCCTATGCAATTTAGAAATGCAAGATTAAATGAACAGATGTTGACAAAAGCGTCGAAACAGAAAGCAACGCTTGGAAAGTTATTACAAACAGGATTTAAACTAGGTAAACTTTAATATCTCATTCTCAAGGTCTGACAAAATTTTCCATTCTATCAATCCCTGATTTTTCATATCAATTACAAGTTCTTTTTCCTTTTTGGAATGAATATTTACTTTTTGAGTATTGACTGGCATATGCCAACTTGAAGGATTGTCTTCTCCTGTTTTGAAAGGCAACTTCTTAGAAAAGAAATCGAAACCTATCAAAGTTATACTTTTACACTCACACTTTAACAAGAAAAATAATATTGCCATAAATCCTTGCGATGGTCTCCATCCTACAGGTTTATTCGGCACAACTCCTAACTTATCATGAATATCTATTATTTCTTCATCAGAAAACATATCCGTATATTTAAAATCTTTAGGGAGTATAGTAGTCGAAGGTTTGTTCATATGAATACGACTACGATTAAAAAGAGTAAGACAGTCAAAAAATTTTCTTGCATTTACACGAAGAAACCCTGTTACCCATATATCAGTTCTACTACCTAGGCTACTTGTATAGTCATAAGGAGCTCCCCTTCCAAAACGAACAACAGTATCAAAAGATTCTATGTAATCTCCATACTCATATTGTAGAATCTCTACTGAGTTTCCTACAAGTATTAGTGTTTTATCTTTAGTAAGTTGTTGTAATGTTTTTTCCATTCGTTTGAGTAAAGTATATTATCATGTATGTCTTGCCACGGTCCACCATCTGTAAAGTGTATTGCTTTAGGACTAGGAAAATTATAGTAATTTACCATAGCATTATATTCTGCTGGTAACTCACCAATTTCATCTGCCCACTCCATTTCGTGTAATTGTTTGCCAGTCCAATAGTTAACTGACCTACTGGATAGTTGAAGACATTGTGCGTTATTAAAGTACATGAGAGATGACCAATACTTTTTTGGATATGACATATTTGCTTTGCCATTCATCTTCTCACTAGGTGTTGTTAGAAATTGAGGGTGTTTAACTACCCATACAGTTGGAGACTCCATAAATAAAAGAGTCCTTGCTTTTACATAATCTTCGATTTCTTGTGGGTCACATCTCCACATAAAATCTCCATCACAAAAAAGACTGTGACCTGTCCAATCAGACAGTTTAGGAACGAGGAAACGAGTGAAAGCAAACTCTGTGCTCTCACCCTGGTACTTTCTTGAGTACATTCCTTCATCCTCTAATTTGCTTTTGATAAGAGGTATAATCTCGTGTTTTGTACTGAAGCTACGAATAGACTCAGCACATACTTCAAATGCTTCAGGATATTCACTTTCATATCCTATGAAGATTTTCACGACTTTAGTCTTTCGCCTAAATCATTCACATATGCTTGACGAGCTGTTTTTAAAGCAGCTAGTGTGTTTTGAACTTCTGCTGATTTAACATCACAAAACTTTATCGCTTGTACTAATGCTTTTTGGTCGTCATCCATATCTTCTACGAGATAGTCCTTATCATCAATTTTAATTGAATTATCCATTATTTAAATACATCCTGCCAATTTCCTTGTGTACTAGCCTTTGCATACTCGGTAGCACGGTTTTCAAAAAAGTTGGTATGCTCAACTGCGTTGACTTGCATGTCAATCCAAGGCAATGGATTTTCTGTACTATGAAATATTTTCTTCATACCGATACCCAATAACCTTCTGTCAGCAATATATCTAATATATTCCTTGACTTCTTTTGCTGTCAAATCTGGTATATCTGCTTTATCAAAACAAATATCAATAAAGTTATCTTCTAACTCTACTGTCTTTTCTGCAGCACAGTATATTTCATATTTTAACTTATCAGTCCATAACTCTGGATTTTCCGCAATAAAAGTTCTAAATAGTTTTGACAATCCTTCAACATGTAATGATTCATCACGAATACTCCATGTAACAATTTGTCCCATTCCTTTCATTAAGTTATGCCTAGGATAGTTTAGAAGAATAGCAAAGCTACTAAATAACTGTACTCCTTCTGTAAATGCACTATATACTGCCATAGTTTTTGCCATATCAAATGGAGTGTTCATACTGAAATCTTGTAGATATTCATGTTTCTCCATCATGGCGTTAATATCAAAAAACTCTTGGTACATCTCATCTGATTTACCTAAAGTTTCTAATAATAAGGAGTATGCTTCTTGATGCACTGCTTCCATAGCAGCATAGCTAACAAGCATCATTCTTACTTCTGGTTGCTTAAATGTAGGTAAGTAATGGTGGGCATAGCCTCCACATACATCTACATCAGCTTGTGTAAAGAACTTAAATATGTTATCTAACAATGTTCGTTCTCCATCACTTAATTTTAAATTATAATCTTTAATATCATCTTGTAGTGGTACTTCATCTGGTAACCAATGCATTTGCTGTTGTTTTTTATAGTTTTCAAATGCCCACGGATATTGAAAAGGTTTATAATATTCTCTTTCTTTTAATAAACTCATTTATCCCTCACAACTTAGACAATCTTGGTTTTCAAAGATTATCTCCCTTTTAGCTTGGGAAGCAACATTATCAGCTCTACTGATAGCTTCACTCCTCAAGTAATATAATGTTTTTAAATTTTTTGCCCATGCTAACATATGTATATTATGTAGCTCTCCTTTATTTATATCAGGAGGAAAGAACAAATTAAGACTCTGAGACTGACAAATAAATGGCTGTCTCTCAGAAGCATGTTCTATTAGCCAGGCTTGATTAATCTCAACTGCTGTTTTGAACACATCCTTTTCCCAATCATCTAGTATATCTAAATGTTGAACACTACCTCTGTTTGCAACAATATCTTTCCAAGTTTGATTGTATATATCACTATGTCCTATTTTATTCATAAGAAGAGCGTCTAAGTATTTGTTTTTAACTAGATTACTTCCTGACTTAGTTTTCTGTGTATATGCATTTGCTCTAAATGGCTCAATACTTGGAGAAGTATTACCACATAAAATACTAGAGCTAGCATTAGGTGCAATAGCTAATAAATGAGCATTTCGCACAGAAGCAGTATCATCATCTGGACATGCTCCTCTTTCTATTGCTAATTCTCTAGTTGTTTTATCTGCGTTTGATTTTATATAACCAAACATTTCTAAGTTTATTTGAGCTGCCATTGCACTCTCAAAAGGAATATTATTCTTTTGTAGAAATGCATGGAAACCCATTGCGCCAAGTCCTATACTTCTCTCCCGGTAAGCACTAAACTTAGCTTTTTCTAACTGACTTGGTGCCGTAGTAATAAATGATTCTAATACATTATCAAGCATGCGAATCAAGTCAGGTATAAATGCAGGGTGGTTTTTCCACTTATCGTAGTACTCTAAATTTACACTAGAAAGACAACATACTGCTGTTCTTTCTTCGTCTGTTGCAAGTGTAATTTCACTACATAAGTTACTGTGATGTACTTGTAAGCCTTTTCTTTTCTGAAAGTCGGGCAGGTCATTTTGAACTGCGTCTTCAAACATTAAGTAAGGCTCACCTGTTTCCATTCGATTTTGTAGTATTTTTACCCATAATGCTCTAGCACTAACTGTCTTTACGACTCGCTTAGTATGAGGATCAATAAGGGGCCAACTATCATCGAAATTATCAAGCTTGGTAGCGCTATGAATGAGTTCCATAAAATCATCTGGAACAACCACAGCATGATGTAGATTAAGGCACTTACGATTGGTGTCCCCACCAGTAGGTTTACGAACATCTAAAAACTCCTCAATCTCGGGGTGTGACATATGTAGATATGAAGCATAACTACCCCGTCTAGTTACACCTTGGCTAAACGCCAGCATTTCTGCATCTACAACTCTCATAAAAGGTATTGCTCCAGTAGACTCAGAGCCTTTTGATGTTTTCGTCCCTGCTGAACGAACATCACTCCAAGTACCACCGATACCACCACCAAAACTACTTAAGAAAGCATTTTCAGTAAAGTGGTCTGTTATACCCTCTCTACTATCATCAACATAATTAAGAAAACAACTTATTGGTAAGCCTCTTCTCGTACCGCCATTAGACAATACGGGAGTTGCAAACATAAACCATAGATTACTTACATAATCATATAAACGCTGTGCATGGTCATCGTCATCTGCAAATGTTTCTGCAGCACGAGCAAATGCTTCCTGTGGTGAGTTCTCACCTGGAATCATGTATCTATCTTTTAGAGTTGCCATTGCAAAATCGTCTAAAAGTTCATCTTTACTATAATCTATCTTCACTGACATAATTTTCTACCAATTTTATTATTTCTTGTCCATGCCCTAGTAATGCGGCATCAACATCATATGTTAAATCCATAAGTTTGACTCCAGTTTCAAGTCCTTCACTTCCAAACTCGTTTAAGTTTTGAATGAATTTATACTTTCCTTCTATCGGCAAACTCGCCATAATATCGAAAACATCTCCATATTGTTCTATTAATTGAGTAGCACGCTTTGGTCCAACTCCATCAACTCCTGGAACGTTATCTCCCTTATCTCCTGTTAAGCACTTATAAGTAAGAAAGTACTCAGGTTCAAATTCGTAATGTTCATCCCAATTATGGACTGTTGTTTCTTTTCTAGTTACTGTCGAAAAACGACTTATTTTTGGGTCAACTAGTAAATCCCAATCTTTATCTGAAGATATCATCCATATTTCATCAATACCAAGATTCTCTCTTTGTTGACAAATATGAGCTGCTATATCATCAGCTTCTACTCCCTGATATTTGAGAGTAAGATACCCCTTCTCTTTTAGAGTATTCATTGTTAGTTGAAACTCCGCAAGAAAATCTAAAAACTCTTGTTCTTCTTCGGGGGTTTGTTCTGCATATCGTTCCTTACGATTTGCTTTGTACTGTGGGTCAATAGACTTTCGATAGTTACTACCACCATCTCCAAGTACTACTATTTCTCCACAGTTATAGGACTTTGCAAGGGATTGAACTGTACGAACATAATCATGTTCAAAATCCAAATTACCTTGATGTTTCCATCGAAAAGCTAAA